TTAAAAACCTGATAAATGTTTTTTATTTACTAAATTCTGATATATCCATTGTCCATTCTCATTCAATGATTCAAAACATAAATCCATTCTAGGATTAAAGTTTAATTCATTTAATCTTCCAAAAATTTCATAAATCTTAGAAAATTGTCCTTCATGGTAGTCGGAAGCATAACAGTAATATGCTTCACAAATGTCAAATCTATCAAAATACATAATTAATACTCAGATTCAAGAATTTTTCTCAACATAGGCTCATCATTCAAAAGGTATGCTCTGCGAATACCTTGATTGTTGTAGTATTCATTACAATCAAGTAAATATTCTTTCATGATTGATTGAAAAAACATTTCATTCATGGGTTCTTGTTTTTGGCCTTTAATAGGCTTTTCAGTTTTGGAAGTACTCATAAGCTTAATTTATGATATATAAGAATTATATATGAAATTAGTTTACTTGTAAAGCATCTAACCATGCAAGCAAAAAAAAAGAGTCTTTTAATTAAGACTCTTTGTAATTTAATCTAAGCAAACATATCACTTATACAAATAATATGATCATCTAACTGCGGATCTTCCCAACTTGTCCACACTCTATCCTCATCATTAGGACAATGTACTTTCTTAAGTATATCCAATATGCCGTATTGTATCTGTTCTTTAATTTGATATGCAATAGAGTTCCTATACTCGAAGTGTTCACAACTCTGATAGTCCCAACCCTGAAGCATTTGATAAATCATTAATAAACCTTTTGAATCTCTATCATTAACCCATTTGACAATTGTTGATGACTTCTTAAAATCATACTCATTAAACCAAATACGATTTTCTAAGGGTTCTTTTGAATCTTCAGGGTAACGAGATTGTAAACTTCTGACATTCTCATTTAATAAAATATCAAATACAACTCTACAACTTGCTAACCCTTTATAAACATCTTGTTGAGCTTCAATTAATCTAATAGCTCTATATCTTAATTCATTCTGATTTTCAAAATAATCTTTCTTTGTTGATGTCTCTTCTTGAGCAATAATAAAAGCTCTCTCAAGTGCATTTTGTGGGCTTTCACTTCTTGGTGATTTATGGTATTCATACCAAAATGTTGCAAGTGCATTTATACAATCTTGATCGGTTAAGTGTGCCGACATAATAAAAACTCCAATTTGTAAGATTTTTAATTTAGATAAATTGTAAAAATTTATCTTTTTAACCTACCTAAATTATTAGATAGGCTAAAAGGATAAATTAATTATTTAATTTTGATTTGTTCTAATTCTAATTTATGCAATCGTCTCTCATTTTCTAGTGTCATTTTTAAAACGTCATTTTCTTTACTTAGTTTTTCAATTGTATCTACTGCATTTTTCCAATTGTTTCTATATTCTTCCGTTTTTTCATATAGAAATTTTTCGTAGGAATTAGTATGAAGTTGAGACATAATTAAATCTTATTTAATAATGTTTGGACTTGATTTGTTCTATCTTCTAATCTTGTTTTAAGAGTATTTGTAATTGTTAACCCTTGCCAAAATAGGATTAGAAAACAACTTAGAAAAATAATTGATTTGTTCATTTTTTATTTACCTCGTTATAATCAAGAGTTGCTCCTATAGCATTACCGACATAATACAATGCAGTAAATCCACCGAATAAAATTAATAGTTCCATTTTGTAAGATTTGTTTTTTTTATTGTGTGTTCGTTTATTAGTCTTGTAAATGCTTTGTATGGCTTTGTAAGCTATCCAATTTTGATTATAGGCTGTTTGACCTATTGAATTGATATAGACTAGTAAACCAAAAAGAAAGAAGAATAATAAACTTACTTAATATTATATAACATCTATATAACATTATGCTAGTATATTAATAATTAATAAATTATTTTTTATGACTAAAGAAGAATTTTTAAAATCTAAACTTTGCAAAAGTATCAAAGATTATTATTTAAAAAGTTGCTATACAGCAAAAGGTTATTATCCAACGGCTAACAAGATAGAATTATATCTTGATAGAGCTTTTTATTATCTTAATAAAGATAACCTACTGGCTGACTTTGTAACCGCTTAAAACCGCTTGTAGATAGCTTAAAATTAATTTCTTTCTCTACCCTAGGGGTAGGGTTGGAGATTTTTTTTTATTTTTTAGGTAGGTGGGGGACTTAAATATATATTGATTAATTTTTTGGTTCTACTCTTATAGAAAGTTCTGGGGCTTGGATATTAACTGTTTCAACGGATTCGCCTATTACTTTTCCTAGAGAGTCTAGTATTTGTGCTGCTGTTTGGAGTTGACCTTTTTTAACTGCTCTATTGAAGAGTCTTATTCTCATGGCTTGGAGTCTGGGGAGCATATTTTCTCTATCTTTTTCCCAATCTTCTTTATTCCATTCTTTAACTTTTTTCCAATCTTGCCAAGCTGTTACTTCTGAGATTGATTCAATTTTAGAATGTTCTAGGACTAGGGCTCTTGTTGTTTTACCTTCTAATTGACGGGAGTATAAGCGTTGAGATCTTTCTTGTACCTGTTGTGCAGAGGAGCGAGCAACAAATCTCATTTGTCTTTTAGGTTTAGGAGTATCTATTGGTTGATCGGTAGGAAAAGTAGAAGAAGCCACGGACTTACTTGAAGTATTTATTGGAATAATAACCTAAAAAAGGAGGAATAGGCTATAAATAGGGGGTATAGATTGAATTTTAGTGATTATTTATGAGTTATGTAGGAACAAAACAGGAGGATATAAGTTTAAGGTATGCCCAGGGGGAAGTGTTTAATTGTGATAAAAGATTTAGGGTGCTGGTTGCAGGAAGAAGGTTTGGAAAGTCATATTTATCCTGTATTGAGTTACTTAGAGGGGCTATTAATCGGCCTGGAGAGGTTTATTTCTATTGTGCTCCTACTTATAGGATGGCAAAGGATATTGCGTGGAAGGAATTGAAGAGGTTAGTACCAAAGGTGTGGGTTAAGGCTAAGAATGAGACTGATTTAAGGTTAGATTTGATTAATGGGTCGAGTATTGAGTTGAAAGGTACAGAAAATGCGATGGCATTGAGGGGTAGGAGTTTAGCAGGTGTTGTTTTAGATGAGGCTGCATTTATGGATAGAGATGTATGGGCTGAAGTTATTAGACCTGCTCTAGCAGATAAACAGGGTTGGGCATTATTTATTAGTACACCTGATGGAACTGCTAGTTGGTTTTATGATATGTGGTGTTTTTGCGGTGAAGAGGAGTTAGATGATTGGCAGAGATGGAGCTTTACGACTATTGAAGGGGGTAATGTAAAGGCGGAAGAGGTAGAAGCAGCTAGGAGTCAGTTAGATGCGAGGACATTTAGACAAGAATTTGAAGCTAGTTTTGAGAATCTTACTGGTTTAGTCGCTGTTAGCTTTAGTGATGAGAATATTGATAAGGAAGTAGCTGATTTACATATGCTTCCTTTGTTAATTGGGCTGGATTTCAACGTGGACCCTATGGCTGGAATTTGTGCGTATAAGCATGACAATAACCTCTATGTATTCGATGAAATCATGCTAACAGGTGGTGCTACCACTTGGGATTTTGCAGAGGAGGTTGTTAGAAGGTATGGGGTAGAGAGAAGAGTAATTGCTTGTCCTGACCCTACGGGTAGTGCAAGAAAAACAAGTGGGGTTGGGGTTACAGATCACACAATTTTAAGAAGATCTGGTTTTACTGTTCTTAGTCCTAAAGCACCTTGGAAGATTAGAGATAAAATTACTGCTGTTAATACTGCTTTGTTAGATGCAAATGGAGATCAAAGAACTTTTATTCATCCGAGGTGTAAAGAGTTAATAAAATCGCTTAGAACTTTAACTTATGCACCGAATACTGGGCTGCCTAATAAGAATTTAGGGGTGGACCATGCGTTTGATGCTTTTGGTTATCTTTGTCTACAGCAATTTAACTTGGCAAAACCTGAGACATTAGGTCAGACTTCGTTTAGAATATATTAAAATCACTTAATTTTTCCTATGCCTTACCATAAAGGTGTAAAAACGAAGAAAAAAACAGTTAAAACGGGTAAGAAAAAGAAAAAATAACTGTGAAAGTTGCAGTTTCAAGGTAATATATTGTTATAAGTAAAATTTTCTTTAAATCATGGCATTTTTTCGTGGCGAAGAAGGCTCTGTATCGTT